ATATTCTATCACTCGAAACACCAGTCAAGTGTATGAATTGTAAAGTACCATGGTCACGCAAAACAATAGTAAACATGTGTGGCGATTCGTTCGTGAATAATACGTACAAAAAGAGACGTGAAGAAATCTTGTTCGATCTTGAAACTGCTCTCATGCCAGAGGTGAACGAAGAAGCAATTGTTTACAAGAAACACAATGATATGGTAACACTCGTAGAAATTCGCAAAGAGGAGGCAAAGAATATAGAACGTAAAGTTCGTAATATTCGCGGATCAGCTGATTTTTACACTCACGGTGACGATGCGGCTATTGCTACATATCAGGCTACTATGGAGATGATGGCAGAACATGACAAGAAACTGAGAGATGTTCATTTCCTTGAATTCAAAATACAACTTTTGGGATATAATAGAAACCGTGTTCGTCCCACCAATACAATGAGAGCTAGTATGATCATAAGATGTCCAGGAGAAGAGTGTCGCGGATTTGTAGATTCAGTCACTTCAAAGTGTGGAATGTGTGACATGTCTATATGTAACAAGTGTCACGAACCAAAGACAGAAGAGCACACCTGTGATCCTACAACTGTTGAAACGATTGAAATGATCAAAAAAGATACTCGTAATTGTCCAAAGTGTAAAGTTCTTATTCACAAGATTGTCGGTTGTAACCAAATGTTCTGTGTACAGTGTAAAACACCATTTTCTTGGACTACCGGTGAAATTATTCTAGGAGTTGTCCATAATCCGCACTATTTCGAATATCTCGCACAAAACCCGAATGCTGACCCACGCCGAGAAATTGGTGATATACCTTGTGGAGGATTACCTGAACCAAGCCATTTCAGAAGGAGAATTACGACAATCGAAAGGGACGAGACAAATGTTATCAATATCATGAACGCCTTGCGAGTCTGCCACCATATCGAAAACTATGAGATTCCAAATTATCAGAGAAATGTCAATCACATAGATAATAATAGATTTCTTCGTATCAAGTATCTTGCTAATGAAATCACTCTCAAGGAGTTCAAGAAACAGATTCAGATTCGCGAAAAGGCTCGTGAAAAGTTTACAGAGATTACGACAATACTGAATACGTGTATTGTAGTAGCGTCTGATATCTTCCGAAGAATGCTTGAGCAGAATAAATCTCTATTGGACGAACTGGCTACTATAAGACAGTTTACAAATTCTGCGATGCTCGAGGTTTCAAAGGTGTACAAATGCGTAGTTCCCGAAATTAGAGAATATTGGCAAGTATTAGATAAAATCACATGGCAGTATGCCAATTCTGTAGCAAGAGATGCGGCCTAATAGGATTCAAGTGTAAATGCTGCTCCTTTGAATTTTGTGTAAACTGTATCCAACTCGAAAGACATATGTGCCAAGGAATTCAAAAAAATATTCAAGAGTCGAGAGACTTGTTAAAAAAAGTAAACCCAATCATAAAATCCCGAAAAATTACTCCAATCTAGAAATGAATATAACAATCATTATAACCAAAAGTACAATAAAGAGATTCCATTTCATGTCGCATTTTGACTCTTCTTTCTTCTCAATTAAAGGAATCTGTTTGATCTGTGGCTCTACATGTGTCTTGTCATCGTACTGTATGTTTCTTAAAGGAACTCCACCCTCTCTTGGATCAAACCGACGAGCTTCGCATGTATTGAAATATGCTGGAGCAGCTGGGTTAAAGCTATTTGTAGGCACGGGCTCCTGGTAAGCTACTCCTGTAGAGTTGTCGTCAGCCGCAATCCAAGAGATTGTTGGATCTGGTTTGTACCCACCATTATAAGACACACCGAATGTATTTGTCGCGGTGAAGGGGTCGATTTTATCTACATTCAAACACTCAACCATTATATATTTTATGAACCATTTTAATTTTATGAAGTCTCCACATGTTATCAAGGTCTATATTCAACATTGATGCCAACTGGAACAAGTAACTAAACACATCACCCAACTCATCCTCTACTGACCCTGCTCTATCCTTTTTGTAAAGTCCCTGACGCTGTCTGATTGCTGACGCAAGTTCACCCATCTCTTCTGTCAACAAGAGCCAGATTGTTGTGACTGACGCACCTTTTACCCACCCCTTATAATGACATATCTGAAGATTTTCGTCTCGTAAAACATTCATTTAGTATACTCAGCAGTTTTACCCTTAATTTCTGGTCAGGCGTAAACCGTACGCACTTGTACTCTTTGGTTGAGCAGGTGGAACTGGGTTTGAAGATATATCATGAAGGTATCCGATATTCTGGAGAATTCCTGTGGATATTGTTGAAGTTGCCGAATTCACAACTGCCGAATTCATATCTTTGACCTGATTCAATATGTCAGTATCTGGCTCGCGACGAAGTTCAGTAAAGTACTTTTTCATTAAATTGAAAAGATCACCATCATTCTGTCTTCCAATCTTGTATGATGTCTTGTCAAGGACAGATTTCGCAATCTCCCTCTGAAGATATTCCTGGTTCGAGCTTGAAAAAAAAGTTACAGATAATGTATTATTCATTTCTACTATTACAACTTAAAAAAAAGATTTGTTCTTTTACAAATGTATGTCATAAAGAGAAATGGTACCCGTGAAAATGTCCAATTTGACAAGATTACAGAGAGGATACGTAAATTATCAACAGGTTTGAATGTTCAACCGGAAAAGGTGGCTCAGAAGACACTTGCTGATATTTACGACGGGATCACCACGACTCAACTAGATACAGTATCGGCTGACATTGCTTCGAACATGTCAACGATGGAGAAGGATTATGACACCCTTGCTGTTCGTATTTACGTTTCGAATATGCATAAAACTTTTCCACTACCAAATGAACCATTTGTAGATAATGATCGTGATAATGACTTTACATACTTTGGTCTCAAGACGATGGAGAAGATATATCTCCAGAAGAATGAAACTCCACAGGCAATGTTTCTTCGAGTTGCTCGTGCTATTCATGGATCGGACCAGGTGAATGTTGAAAAAACGTACGAGATGCTTTCTCTGAAACAAGCCATCCACGCAACACCAACAATGATTAATGCCGGGTCAAAGAATCAACAAATGTCTTCTTGCTTTCTTACAAAGATCAAAGATGACTCGATGGATGGCATCTATAAAACTCTACGCGACTGTGCTCTTATATCGAAGCATGGGGGTGGTATAGGTATTCACGCACAACATATCCGTTCAAAGGGGTCTCGTATCAAAACATCCGACGATGGAAAATCTGATGGAATTATTCCAATGCTTCGTGTGTTCAATTCAACCGCGCGATATTCCAATCAGAATGGGAAGCGCAAAGGGTCTTTTGCCATTTACTTGGAGCCTTGGCACCCAGATATTTTCGATTTCTTGGAGTTGCGTCTGAACCAAGGTGATGAGGAAGCTCGGTGTCGCGACCTGTTTCTGGCAATGTGGATTCCTGATTTGTTCATGAAATGTGTTGAACAGAATGGAGATTGGTACCTTTTCGATCCCGATGAGTGTCCCGGTCTATCGGATACATATGGCAAAGATTTTGAAGAATTGTACAACAGGTACGTAGAGGAAGGACGAGAGAGGAAAGTTGTCCCATCTGCTTTGATTTGGAAAGCAATCCTCAAATCTCAGATTGAGACTGGAACACCTTATATCATGTACAAAGATACGTGTAATCTTCGATCGAACCAAAAGAATCTTGGTACGTTGACTGGGTCGAATCTTTGCTCAGAGATCTTGGAGTATACAGATGCCGAAGAGATTTCAGTCTGTAATTTGGCAAGTATTTCTCTGCCTTCGTGTGTTTCTAAATATGCTTTCGATTTTGATCAATTGTATACCGTGACGAAACAACTCACTGTGAATCTCAATAGGATTATTGATGCGAATTTCTACCCCGTAAAGGAGGCGAAAACATCGAATGAGAAGCATCGCCCAATCGGTATTGGTGTTCAGGGTCTCGCAGACGTGTTTATGATGCTTGGATATCCTTATGGTTCTGAAGAATCTAGGAAATTGAATTCACGCATCTTTGAAACCATCTATTATGCGGCTCTGGAAGCATCTTCGGAGTTGGCTCGGGTCCACGGCCCATATGAATCATATGCTGGTTCTCCAGCATCCCAGGGACTTTTACAGTTTGATTTGGCTGGGGCTACATTTGAACCTCACTATGATTGGGATGCTTTGCGACAGAAGATCAAGACGAATGGATTGTATAATTCTCTCTTGATTGCTCCGATGCCAACCGCAACAACATCCCAAGTTCTTGGAAATAACGAATGTTTCGAGCCGTATACCACAAATATTTATATTCGTCGAACTCTTGCCGGAGAATTTACCATTGTGAATAAACATCTGGTCCAGGATCTCCAAGACATTGGGCTCTGGTCAGAGAATATGAAGAATGCTATTATCCGTAACGGTGGATCTGTTCAAGATATTTCGGGTTTACCACAGAGACTCAAGGATCTGTACAAGACTGCGTGGGAAATTAGTCCAAGAGTCTTGATCGATATGGCTCGAGATCGTGGTATATTTGTGTGTCAGTCTCAGAGTATGAATTTGTACGTTGAAGATACTTCGAAATTGTCTAGTATTCATATGTATGGGTGGAAACAAGGACTCAAGACCGGTTCTTATTATATTCATACGCGACCAAAGGCTTCTGCGATTCAAGTGACTATTGAGCCACAGGTGTGTCGCTATGAGCCAGGGTGTTTATCATGTGGATCGTAGAACCGATTCCCAATCAATGAGTGGACTCAATAAATGAGTTTCACAATGGGTTGACCATCCTGGCAAAGGTGTAATAAGAGACCTTTTATGATTTACAAGAAGATCAAGAAACCGATGATGATCTCTATCAAGATATTTCATATGAACATCAAAATCCTTTTTCAAAGTTGAACTTTTACAAACATATGTGCTTGTAGTACTTGGGGCAGTTTTCCAATGAGTTGTTGG